GTTTAAATGCGCTGCCTTTACTTGGCTTGTATGTATCACCATCATCTAGTGCCGCTAGTATTGCTTCGTCTTCTTTTGCAACTCTTTGATATGCATCCCATACTTCTTTACGTACTTTTGAACTTCGTTGTTCTCTTACTAACGATTGGTTTGCAGCAATCAATAGTAGAACAGCTAGCGGATCAAAGACAAAGATAAGAAGTAGAATGACCGCTCTAACAGCTTCGTCCAGATTGTCTTTTTCTTCACCATAAATTAACTCCGCAATATATTTGATTGGACCGACTTCAACTTCAAACGCTCTGACTTCAGAAGTGAGCTCTGCCCTCTTGTCGAATAGCTGATCATTCTCCGCTTCAGCCTTTGCGATGATAGCACGCATTGCCTCACGTTCTTCCGCTTGTTCCTTGCGCGCATCGAGGCCACGAGTAACGTACCCCAATGCAGTGTAACGGTCAAGCGTCGCGTCAAAGGCATCAAGCGTTCCTTGGGCGCGCTCCACCTCGCGTGTATTGGACTGGATAGCCTTATCCAATCGTTCGATCTTAGCAGAGGCATCACTACTATCTATTCCCTGGTCAATGTGTGCTTTGGATAGGAAACCAAAAATNNCGTTCAATACGAGCAGTATTTTCTTCACTATCGGCAGCCTGTTCTAAGTGTGCTTTTGATAGGAAACCAAAAATACCCATTGACGTAATCAACATCAGTACTGCTACTGCTGTTGTTAAATATGACTTCAAGAGAAACGGTGTCTCTCTCCAGTTTCTATACAACCAAGAAGCAGTGACTAGTTTACCAACTTCTAGTACACCACCCATAATTGCAATCGGTATAGCGGCGGCCGCAAAGATCGCCATCAAACCAATAATACTATACCAAGCGGCCACTGCAGCAATAGCGATTGCTACCACCAAAGTGAAATATGCCATTAGTCGTCCCTTGTAATGGCCAACAGCTGCTCAATCTTATCTTCAAGTTGTGCTGATCTGTTTGGCCAATGAATATATTCTTTATCTGATGTCTTCAACAGATTGACTAGCAAAGGCATAACGATACGCTCAACGTCACTCAGTTTACGTTTATATACTTCAGCAGTAGCTGATGCTGCTTTAGCTTCAGCATCTTTAGCTGCTTCTGTAGCTGTGGATTGGATCTCTCCTTTATATTCATCCTCACTTACTCCAGAAAAACCGAAGTCATAATCAGTGGACAAATACTCCTGTGGAATCTTAACTGCCATTTAGTAAATCCTCGAATGTTAGTTGTGGATTATCAAGGTGGATCTTCCAACCAATACCTTCCACAATATTGTTTAGTGGCTCAATGAATGCCTTGTCATATTGCTTATCGAAATCAATATATTTCTCCAAACCAAACTCACGTGGCAATGTGCCTGGTGTAGTCATAACATGGACTCGCATAGGGTTAGGTAGCTTCATATAT